TATAACAATCTTGAAGGTCCTGGTGTTGCTGCAGCTGTCCTTATTATCGCTAAGTATCAGTACCAAAGTTCGTTCGTGGCTGATCAAGAGATAAATATCCTCGCTTGTTTAACCGAAATCATGGTGGAGTGTCAATTTAAGTGAAAGTTGTAAACCACAACAAATTTATTATTGAATTTCAAGACTTTGTGGACCATAGTCTTTGTGATGAAATAGTAAGAAAGGTTGAATCAAACGAAGGTTATGTGAATAACCCCTGTCAAAAATCATTTGTTAAACATAATAAATTTATTAATCTCTCTAGAGATAGTAGATTCAGAGAAGTTGATGAGTTATCTTATGGTATAATTAGTTCTGCTCATGGTCACTATCAACAAAGGTGTACATTTTCCCACTTTCTTGGAAACTACTTTAAAGATTTAACTTGTGATTTCTTTTATCGTTATTACGATAGTGGGGATTACTATAATTGGCACATTGATAAGGATCAACATGCTGAACTAGTTTTTTCTTATCTTGTTTATTTGAATGATGACTTTGAGGGTGGTGATACATTATTTCTTGCAGATAAGTTAAAAGTAAAACCAAAGAAAGGAAGTGTACTTTGTTTTCCTTGTGATTTTACTTACATACACAAATCAACAAAGGTAAGAAGTGGATTGAAGAAAGTTATCTGGACTTGTTTGGGAAGACCACACTAGGAGAGTCATGAATCACCATAGTAAATTAAGTGATTACGTTTTTGTGATTGAAAAATTTTTACCACAAGAACTGTGTAGACATATCATACAGAAACTCGAACCTAGTGAACTGTGGAGTAAACATCAATGGCATAATTCTTCCAATGAAAAGAGGAGGAGTAATGATACAGATGAACTTGACATTCATCCTTCAAGTTTGGAACTGGATAATTTATTGTATCCATACATAGAAAAACTAGTAAATTCTTATTTTGAGAAACATAAATTTGAAAACTTTATAGTAAATAAAGTAAGTCAAATTAGATTTAATCGATATCAATCAAATCAATATATGAGACCACACTGTGATCTCATTAGGAGTATATTTGATGGTAATGAAAAGGGGGTTCCAGTTTTTTCAATCATTATGAATTTAAATAGTGATTACGAGGGTGGTGACTTTACAATGTGGGATGATAATGTAGTCCCTCTAGGTGAAGGATCTTCACTTATCTTTCCCTCTACTTTTCTTTATCCACATAAAGTAACTCCCGTTACTGAGGGAATGCGTTATTCTATTGTTGCTTGGGCTTATTAATGAAAACACCTAGACAAAAGAAATCCAGAACATACTATTATTTCTGGTCTTTCATGGCACTTACAGTATTCTTTGGACAACTATATGTTGGATATGGATACCGTCTTATGCATGGAAGTATACTAGACCTACTTGATAAAGTTGATGGAGTTCTTCTCCACAAAACTGATACACCTAAATTTTATTCAAAATGAATGTAAAAGTATTTCGTATGAACACGGGTGAAGAAGTAATCTTCACTCTCATCAATGAAGATGAAAAGACTATTGAGGTAGAAAACGCTCTGGTTGCTATGCCAAATGCACAGGGTTCTATTGGATTTGGTGCATGGTCTTATCTCCAGAAGAAGAATACTACCCTGACCATTGATAAACAATTCATTGTTTACATCTGTGATGCTAACGATGAAGTTGTAGAGAACTATGAGAAGATTTTCTCAGTGATTGAAAAACCTAGTAAGAAACTGATTCTTTGATGGAACCTGAATTGAAGGATTGGCTGAATTCTATCAACTTCAATAAGGAAGACCTTACTGAGGATGATGAGAATATCATCAAGTCATATCCCCCCTTTATTATTAACAAATGCCTGTCAGGTCACCTTGACTCTGTGCTCTTTGCCAATGAAATGAATCGATATCATTTCCTTGACAAAGATATGCAATATAAATTTTATCTAAATATATTGAGAAAAAGGAAGAGATTCTCTCCTTGGATTCGGAAAGATAAAGATTCCGATCTTGATATTGTCAAATCATACTATGGTTATAGTAATGAAAAAGCACGTCAAGTCATGAAAATTTTATCTACTGAACAAATCAACTACATGAAACAACGACTTGACATTGGTGGTAAAAAATGACACAAACGACTGAACCTCAGGTTTCCTGGTCTCAAGATAAGATGATTGAGGTCAAGTTAAACGAACCTGATGATTTCTTGAAAGTGAGAGAGACACTCACAAGAATTGGTGTAGCTTCTAGGAAAGAAAAGAAACTTTACCAATCTTGTCATATTCTCCATAAACAGGGTAAATATTACATCGTACACTTTAAGGAGTTATTTGCTCTCGATGGCAAATACGCTAATCTTACTGTTAATGATGTTCAGCGTAGGAACCGTATTACTCGGTTGCTTTCTGATTGGGGACTCGTTTCAGTTGTTAGCGAAGACAGTATCCTTGATATTGCACCACTGAATCAAATCAAAGTACTTCCCTATCGTGACAAGAATGATTGGGTATTGGAACAAAAGTACAATATCGGTAAGAAAGGGAAGGAAGAAGAATCTAAATAAGTCTGAGTCTTTCGTGCAGACTCTACGAATGTCGGAAACCCGTATGAGGGAGTGTAGTTTTCACTACACCCCTCTTTTTTGTATCTGTTATAATTAATATGTAAGAGGTTCGGGTTCTACGGAACCCCCTTTTACGCCAAAGATGCCTTCGGGGTCTTTACTTACAAACTCGCTTACTAAGGAGAACTATGTCTACACTAGCAAGGTACAATGTTGCCAACATCGACCAACTGGTTGATAGAATCGCAAGAAATAGTATTGGAATGGAAGACTACTTCAACCGTGTCTTCACCCATGAAACAAACAATTACCCACCATACAATCTAGTCGCTGTAACTGAAGATGAGTTCAAACTAGAGATTGCATTGGCTGGGTTCTCAGAGACTGACGTAAAGGTCTTCACAGAACGTGGTAAATTGGTCATTGAGGGAGCTAAGGCTACTAACACACCAGAGGACGCATACGTTCATCGTGGACTCGCACAGAGGTCTTTCACAAGAGCTTGGACCATCGCTGACGATACTGAGGTCAAGTCTGTTGATTTTGTGAATGGTCTTCTCACCGTCACTCTGGGTAGGATTGTCCCAGAGAAACACCAGAAGAAGTTCTGGTATGGTTCAGACGAGACCGATAAATAATCCATATCGTCGCCGCTGGGGTTCAATGGCCAAATCCATTGACACCCCTCTTTTTTTATGCTATACTTTAATCGATAGAGAACTACCTATGTCTAAGAAATCAAAGAAAACTGATAAAGGTGACACTTGGGAGTGGGAAGAGACACCTGAAACTATTGAAGCATTGAAGAAACTTCATGCAACCAAACGTCTTCATGAAGATATTCGTAAAGCTGAAGTTGAAGCAGCACCTGACTATGGAGTTGGAAAATGACAATTAAACTTGTACTACTGAAGTCTGGTGAAGACGTTATCTCTGACATGGAAGAGATGGTCGCAAATGATCAGGTGGTTGGATACTTCCTTAAATACCCTTGTGTTGCAAAGTTGATTGGTGTTGATAGTGGATCTGTCGGTCCAACTAAAGAACCATTTAAACTGAGACTGACACCTTGGATGCCATTGAGTAAGGATACAACTATTCCTGTCGTGGCTGATTGGGTTATCAGCATCATGGAACCAATTGATGATTTAAAGGAAACTTACGAAAACGGTATCAAGAAATATGAACAACGTGAAGATTCTGTATCTGACGACGAATCAGATTCTGATCAGTCAGATTGAAGAGGTAACATCAGAACTGGGAGAACCAGATTGTAAACTGATTGAACCATTTGTTATTTGTGATGATGGGACTCTGTCCCCATGGATGTTGGAGTATACTAATCAAAATGATTTTATGATTAGTTCTGACAAACTGTTGACTATTGCTGACCCCAATAGTAAATTGAAAATAAAGTATGAGGAATTATTGAAGTGAGGTTTTATACCAACGTCCAGATGATTGGTAACAACTTTCTTGTTCGTGGATATGAAGACGGACGGAAGGTGATGTTTCAGGAAAAATATAACCCTACTCTCTTTGTTAAATCGAGGAAAGAAACCAAGTGGAAAACACTTGAGGGTGAACATGTTGAACCTATTAAACCTGGGTTGGTAAGAGACTGTAGAGAGTTCATCAAAAAGTATGATGGTGTAGAAGGATTCAAGGTCTACGGAAACGAGAGGTACGTCTATCAATATATCTCAGACAAGTATGCTGAGGAAGAGATCAAGTTCGACATCAACAAAGTTGGACTGGTCACGATGGATATTGAGGTTCAGTCTGAGGAGGGATTCCCTAGTCCCGACTCATGTTCCGAAGAGATGTTGTCCATCTCTATTCAGGACTATGCTACCAAACAGATTACTACTTGGGGTCGTCATCCTTATACTCCCACACAGAAGAATGTGACTTATCACTACCACAGTGATGAAGTTGCGATGCTTGAATCTTTCTTGTATTGGTGGGAACAGAACACTCCTGATGTGATTACTGGTTGGAATGTTCGTCTGTATGATATTCCATATCTCTGTGGTCGTATTTCACGGATCATGGGTGAGAAGAAGATGAAACAACTCTCACCGTGGAAGATGGTAGATCATGAGATGATTGGTATCTCTGGTCGTGAATACAATGTCTATTCAATCGTTGGTGTCACCACACTTGACTATCTGGAACTCTATAAGAAGTTCACCTATGTGAACCGTGAATCCTATCGACTGGACTTTATCGGTGAGGTTGAACTGGGACAGAAGAAACTGGACCACAGTGAGTTTGACACCTTTAAGGATTTCTATAAGGGGAACTGGAAGAAGTTCATTGATTACAACATCGTTGACGTGGAACTTGTTGACCGTTTGGAAGACAAGATGAAACTAATTGAGTTGGTCATCACCATGGCATTTGACGCCAAGGTGAACTTCATTGACCCCATGGCTCAAGTCCGTATGTGGGACACGATTATCTACAACTATCTCAAGAAGAGAAACATTGTCATCCCACCCAAGAACAGGTCTGAGAAGAGTGACAAGTTTGCTGGAGCATACGTTAAGGAACCCAAACCAGGTGTCTATGAATACGTTGTGTCCTTTGACTTGAACTCTTTGTATCCTCACCTGATGATGCAGTATAATATCTCTCCTGAAACACTTATGGATGAGAAACATCCTAGTGTCACAGTTGATAAAATCCTGGGTGAGAAACTCAATTTTGAACTTTACAGTGACTATGCTGTTTGTGCTAACGGAGCTATGTTCCGTAAAGATACTAAGGGTTTTCTTCCTGAATTAATGGAGAAGATGTATGCTGATCGTAAGGTCTTCAAGAAAAAGATGTTGAAGGCTAAACAACAACTGGTGGATATTGAAGCTGAAATGAAACGACGAGGTATCAAGTAATGGGATATTTGATTGGTGGAGCTGGTGAAGGTCCAGAACAGGAAATAACAGTATCCTCTGACAATCCGTTTGCAAAACTGTCTGATAGTGATTTAATACGATTGAGAGATCAGACAGAAAAAGATGTCGCGAAGTTCAACAATTTCCAGATGGCTCGTAAGATTGCACTCAACTCTGCTTATGGTGCAATCGGTAATCAGTATTTCCGTTACTACAAACTGGCCAATGCGGAAGCGATTACGCTTTCTGGTCAAGTCTCTATCCGTTGGATTGAGAATAAAGTAAACAGCTACCTAAATAGTTTGTTACAGACAGAAGATGTTGACTATGTCATTGCATCTGACACTGATTCAATCTATCTTAATTTCGGACCTATTGTTGATAAATTTTTTAGCAATAAGCGCCGCGAAAAGACTGAGATTGTGGGGATCATTGACCAGATCTGCCAGGACAAACTGGAACCGTTTATCGAGAAGAGCTACCAGGACCTTGCGACGTATGTAAACGCTTACGACCAAAAGATGCAGATGAAGCGAGAGAACATCGCTGATCGTGGCATCTGGACGGCAAAGAAACGATACATCCTCAATGTTTGGGACAGTGAGGGTGTCAGGTATGAGGACCCGAAACTGAAGATCATGGGTATCGAAGCTGTCAAGTCTTCGACACCAGCACCCTGTAGGGACATGATTAAAGGTGCTCTGAAGTTGATGATGAGTGGAACTGAGGAGGATGTTATCAAGTACATTGATGACTGTAGATCCAAGTTCAAAAAAATGTCACCTGAAGAGATTGCTTTCCCTCGTAGTGTTTCTGATGTGAACAAACATAAGAACCACTCAACCATCTATAGTAAAGGGTGTCCAATGCACGTTCGTGGTTGTCTCCTACATAATCACTTGGTGAAGGAGATGAAATTAGAATCCAAGTACTCTTACATCAGTAATGGCGACAAGATTAAATTTATTCTTCTGTCTAAACCAAATCCCATCAGGGAGAATGTGATTTCATTTGCCTCCGACTTTCCATACGAGTTTGGACTTGGCAAATACATCGACTATGACCTACAATTCAACAAAGCCTTCCTTGATCCCGTTAAGGTAATTCTTGACGCTATTGGATGGAATGTTGAGAAAACAGTAAACCTAGAACTTTTCTTCGGATAAATGGACCTACCAATCAACGATAAAGAATTGGCCACGATTGTAAGTGCTCTCCGCCTCGGTGGTGACGCTGCTCTTTACCAGAAACTGAATACGATTAAAGAGATTCGTGATGCCAACCCTGGTGGTCCATACAAGAAGATCGCTCGTGAACAATTTGGATTTGTACTCTAATGGATTTTTTAAAAGATATTGTAAAAGAGATCGGAGATGACTACACCCAACTCGCAGCAGAC